TTATGTTTTCGTCGCCTATCCTATCGAACGCACGCCTATCCCATCACGAACCGTCCCGTGGCTTGCCTATCAGTTGTTTCTTGTCTTATGTCCCAAACACGTTGGAAGGACTCATCCAACACACTTGCGAACTGCGATGGTATAGCATTCACGGAGGCGGGGTAGGCGGCCACTGGAGCGACGTGCAATCGGTCAGCGACAAGTCAGCGGGACTCATTCCGTTTCTACGCACATGTGATTCTGATATTATGGCATACCGTCAGGGACGCACACGCAAGGGCAGTTATGCGGCATACCTTGACGCAAGCCATCCCGAAATACTCGACTTTATCACCATGCGCATAGCAGGCGGTGATTTAAATAGAAAGTGTCTCAACATTCATCACGGCGTAAACTTGTGCGACGCTTTCATGCAAGCAGTGGAATTTGACCAACCGTGGAATCTCATCGACCCAAGGACTAACCGCATCGTGGAGACCGTCCAGGCTAGAACCATTTGGAACGCAATATTAGAAACACGATTTAGGACAGGCGAGCCATACATTCATTTCATCGATACGTCTAACCGTGCACTACCGCAAACTATGCAACACAAAGGACTACGAATCAATGGAAGCAATCTTTGCAGTGAAATTATGCTCCCAACGGACTCGGAACGGTCCGCAGTGTGTTGCTTGTCATCGCTCAATATCGAGTATTTCGATTCGTGGAGAGACACGACCATCGTGCAAGACCTAACGAGGTTTCTCGACAACGTGCTAAGCGTGTTTATCCTTCATGCTCCATCCAATATCGCCAAGGCTAGACGGTCGGCCATACTAGAACGCTCGATCGGTATCGGAGCGATGGGGTTTCATGCGTATCTGCAAAAAAACATGATTCCATTCGAGTCGTATCAGGCCATCGAAAGGAACGACGAAATATTCCAACTGATATACGACCGAGCCACTTCGGCGACGTACCAACTTGCTCGAGAGCGTGGATGTCCGGAAGACATGCGTGGGACGGGTCGAAGAAATGCTCATTTGATCGCAATCGCTCCCAACGCTAATTCGAGTATCATCTGTGGAACAAGCCCGAGCGTCGAGCCTACTGCTGCCAACGTGTACACGGCACGAACACGAGCAGGGTCGTTTTTACAAAAGAACAAAGTTCTCGAAGATTATTTGGAAAACATTGGACACAATACCGAAGAGACGTGGAACGCAATCCTCGCCGACCGTGGAAGCGTGCAAAATCTCGACTTTATGGTGTCCGATGCTAAAAGCGTTTTCAAGACTGCGATAGAGATTGACCAGATGACTGTTATCCGACTCGCCTCCAATCGACAACGATTCATATGTCAATCGCAATCGATTAACCTATTCTTACCTTCGCAAACGGAAAGGAACATGATACATAAGATTCATTTCGAGGCATGGAAGCGGGGACTAAAAAGCCTTTACTACCTTAGGACTCAATCTTCGTCATTGGCTGAGCAAATTTCCAAATGCAACCGTTCAGACAAGTCATGTCGGTCGTGCGAGGGATAGCCGGTACTAGTACGCCCAAGTGCCACGCAATCCCGCTATATCGTACTCGGTTATTTTATTTTCGAAAAAATTGGTGTGATCGACGCCGTTTACAATCCAATCAAGCCACGGTAGCGGGTTCTTGCCGATACAGTACAGAGGCTCATATTCGAGTTGAATCATACGATGGTCTGCAATGTATCGAACGTATCGTTTCATATCGTCGCACGAGAGTCCAGAGATAGTTCCGATTTTTTCATACGCTAGATCGATAAAGGCATCTTCTAATTTGACGAACGTCTCGCACATTTCAAAAACACGTGAGTAAAGTGGACGCACGCCGACCGTGTGAAATAGTTGGCAAAGTCCTTCGACGTGCATCGTTTCGTCTCGTATGCTCCACTCGACGACCTTGCCCATACCCTTCATGCGTCCCGACCGCTGGAAATTGAGCAACATGGCGAATGACGCAAACAACGACAAACCTTCGCCGAATACACATTTGACTAACGACATGGCAATTTCTTCGTCGCTCGACGTGTCCAAATCGGTCATGTATTCCAGTTTCTTTGACATTTGAGTATAGCCCAGGAAGGCGTGATAATCGGAATCGGGTAGGCCAAGTGAATCGTTTAGTAAACTGTAAGAACGTTGATGCGTGCATTCCCGGGAAGCAAAAGAAAGAAGCATCTGCCGAATCTCGTTGTTGTGAAAGGTTGGTATTAAAAAATCGGCGTAATTGCTTGCTACGGCTACATCGCTTTGTGTGAACAGTCGTAATATGTTTGTTATATAGTCCTTCTCGATTTGCGTCAGTCGCTCGGTCTTCCAATCATGTATATCCTCTGCAAGGTCTATTTCGGATTCCAGCCAGTGAGCATTTTCATGCCGAATCGCCAACGCATTCGACCACGGGAAGGCGAACGGCTTGTACGTCATCGATCGGCGAAACGGCGAAATCTCCATCGAACGATTTATTTAATCGCCGTCTCTTATAAGCATTTTCGAGCGACCTCGCCCGTTGTAGTTCTTGCCTAACAACACATGAAAGCGCTCGCAGTATATCACGCTTCGAATTACACTTGCGACAGACCCGACAATGCCCTCGAATCTCTGACGGGACGGCACAGACGACATTGCACGAACGACAAGTTTTATGTGTAATTTCAACGGGTTCAGTGTCCATCTTGTAAAACTATCTTATACGTTTAACATAGTTTTACAAGATATGTACGAGATACGACCACCACCGCCGTCCGGAGACAAGCCATGGGCTTACCCCAACTTGTTCGAGCCTCCGTTTCGACTGCTCATCATCAGTCCTAGTGGCTCTGGAAAGACGGTACTTTTAGCTAATTTGATAGGCTCGCCCGATTTCCCATACTTTGACGAATTTGCACAAGGCAGAAACGTATTTCTGTTTTCGTCTACCTTTTCGCTTGGAGACCCGTCGATGACCATGGCCAAAATCAAGCCAGAGAACGTATTTAACTCACTCGACATTTCTATTCTCGACGCAATCGTAGCCGACCAGCGTTCAATCATAGAGCAATACGGCAAAAAAAAAGCGCCTTCGGTTCTCTGTGTATTTGACGATATAGCCCATCAGTTGTCGTATCGTGCCAAGGAAGCCCTCAAAGGCTATTTCTTCTCTCTGCGTCATTACAAGATTAGTATGATTTTGATTGTGCAAAGTTATAAAAGCGTCCCCAGAGCCGTCCGAATTAACTCGACTGATATCGTTCTTTTCTACATTGGCAACGATTCCGAACGACAGGTCATCGCCAGCGAAATGCCATGCCAACAGGATTATTTCTTATCGATACTCGATGACGCAACTACGGAAAAGTATTCGTTTCTCGTGATACACAACAAGCGACCCATGGAGAAACGCTTTCAGAAACGCTTCACGGACGAGTATTATACGTTTAAATAATCAACTCTCAAACTCTCGACCACGCAGAACAAATGGCTTGACGACACGGATAGTAGGGGCAGATGCAAAAGATTCGTTTGGCTTTTTCTTGTCAAACTCGAACGGCACTTTATGTTTCGCAATCGTGTGGCTGGCCTTTTCGGCTTCCTTTTCGATGCGTCGCTTTTCCTTTTCGAGCCGTCGGGTAATCTCGATTTCTTCCATAGCCATCTTTATGCGCTCTTGAATATGATCCAAAATGATTTTTTGTTTCTCGGCTTTCTTCTCTTCACGTGATTTCGTGTTTTCCGATGCGATGCGCTTCTTCTCTTCTGCCAAAAATCGGGCTTGCTCTTCCTTGTGCAATCGTATGGCCTCGATGCGTTCCATCTCTTCGATGCGCTGTTTTTCGAGTTCGGTCCGCTCGATGGTCGTTTTCTCGATGATGCTCTCGGCTTCCGAAACAATCTTTTGGCGTTGTTCCTCCTTGACTCGGTTCTTTTCCATGCGCTTTAGATTGCGTTCTTCTCGTCCTCGTAGTTGGTCTTCTACGGTCAACTTAATCCCCAATTTGCGTCCCGCCTTGCTGATGTAGTTGGGGTCTTTGCGTGCCTCGGCAAGCGCTTCCCGGCCTCTGGCTAAGGCATCAAGTTGCGCTTGCGAACGTGTCTGTTTACCAGGGTCGGTTATGACTCGACCACGACGGTTCAGGATAGGCGTAATCGTGCGGTTACCTATCTTAATAGTGGGAAGCGTCTTGTTGGTCGTCGTCTCGGTGGTAGGCTCTTCGGCAGGTTCTGGAATTTCGTTTATCTGTTGTTCGACGACATCACTCGAATCCATCTTAAAGGATTATTCTGTCTCTTTAAGATGATGCTCAAAACGTATTCGGGAACGCCGTACTGTTCGGTCGAGCAGCGGCAACACTTTGAAAAGATTCGAAATGAATTGGCGCAAAAGAATCCAGAATTTTTTTACATGGATGATGAGATTCAAAAAATGCCCATTTGGCGTCTCATGCACTGGCCTACCTTCAAGCGACATGACAATCACATGATTGGCACGCATCCACTCCACGTAGCGTGGAAATCGCTCGAAGAGTTGCGCCGAGTGCACGAGTACCGTGTGAACGAAATCAATCTCGCATTCACGTGCAAGCAGATTGACGAGTTTATGCGAGACGTCTTCATCGAAGAGTTGACCCAGGAACTTGACAGGATCGAAGGCCAATTTTGCGTTAAACGTCGCAAGGAATACATGATAAAGTATGGCGAGCAAAAATTACCTACGCCGTTGGGTATCGACGTCGTCAACGAACGAATTAAAAGACGCATCACCGAGTATCAAGCAAATCAACCAGGAGCGGATTCGGTTACCGTTCATGATGAAGAACTCGGACGAGGGGACACCGCAGTACTTTGCGAGTAAAGAAGCGCTTAGGAAGTCGGTCCCGGCCAAATTCATTACCCACGTCCAAGTAAAGCCGTCGCCTCCATCCATTTTCAGACCCTAAAAAATTAAATAAAATCGAGATATTGCATTAAAACGCTGGTGTGTTGGTATTAAAATGGCTACTGAAAACATGTCTGATAGCGTCGAGTTGGATCTCGCCGAGTCGCTCCGACTGTATCGTGCGCCCGTCTCGCTGGCACAGAGCGTTTCCCAGAGGCAGTCGGTGCGCTTTGCACCGCAATCCACTTCGAGTGGCTTTTCGCCTTTGCAGAACAAGCAAATCACGATTCGCATGTCGTCGCAATCGTACATCGACCCTCAGACCGCATTTTTGGTATTCCAATTTCAAACCGACAGTGTGGGAGTCATTCCCCAGGACTGTGTACTTTCACTTTTCGACTCGGCCAAACTGGTGGCGGGGGGACGTACCTTGGAGTCGATCGCAAACGTGGACTCGATTTCTTCGGCTATTTTCTACGGAAAAACTCCACGTGAGGCGATTCTGAGCGGATACGGCCAACTGGCTGGCTGCAACAAGTTTTCGAATGACCGTGGTGCATATCTCTCGGTCGGTACATCGACTTCCAACGTTCAGCCTATTAACGCTCAGCGAATCGGGACTGGCACGTTCGAGGGAAGCACGGCCGTTCCGGGTATGGATGCTGGTGCAACCAACTTCGTGCCACAGGGTTCGGGGACATCGTCTACACTGTCTACCATTCAAAACACACAGGGTTTCGCCACATCGTTCGGCCATTCGATGATGCCAGGCCTCGCCAAGGTTTATTCCCAGGACGCTCGCAACGACGTTTCGTCTGGCTATCTCGAGACGAGCGGTGTCCAACTCAACGGCAATTCGATTTCTTCGGCTGGTTCTCGTGCTCGCTATTTTGCGATTCATTTGAGTTCGCTCTTTGGGCTATTCTCGAATACGGCATACCTCAATTTGAGAAATATGGGAATCCTAAGCGTCGAACTTACGCTCGGCAACAGGGGAGTTCTCAACGTCCTTCCGCTCAAAACGACCGACTACACGAATCCAGCGGTCTCTTACGAGGACGACACTACCGTCAGGTCGAAACTCACGAGCGGTGTCTCTTCGTTTACTCTCAACAACGTTTTCGTGTACGTCGATACCGTCGACCCGAATCCGTCGCTCGTGGAACGTGTCGACGAGATGTGTGCAGGCGATCAAGGAGTATCGATCGTGTACGACACGATTTCGACCAGTCAGTTCAACGTCAACTACGATACCAACCTCAATTTGCAGATTGCTCGCTCGTATTCACATGTGCGAGACCTTTATGCCGTGTTCAGACCAAGCGTTCTGGCTAATAACCCGGTATACAGCCGAGTCGACCAGACCTACCTTGGCACACGTGTGAAGAGTTATTCCAGCATTATTGGGTCATCAACCTTCCCATCAATTGCGGTTGACTCACCTCAGCAGGCGTACATCGAGTTTTGCAAGTCGTTCGGTCATCACACTGGCCACACTTCTTCGGCCATCGACTTCCAGGCTTACATTGGGGCGACTGGCGTGCACTCGCATCACACTTCTTGGACTGGTTTGCTCACGTCGATCGCCGCCGTGCGTGGCGGTGGCTTGGCTGCGCTGGTTCAGTCTACCCAGTCCTTTGCTGCTGCGCCGTCTCAGTACATCGTTGCCCAGTCATACGAACGTGTGTTGGGCGAAGGAGCACACAACCTTTCGGGCATTTCCACACGTCTGGCTGGTTCGGTTCTCTCGCTCAATCTCAACTTGAAGCCTATGGAAGCCTCTCTTTTGAAGGCGACAAGCACTGACTGCATTCTCGGCGACGCAACTCTTCAATGCACTCTCGCAGTTCACTGCGAATGTCTGCTCCGAATCGCCAACTCGTCGATTATGGTCGCCGATTAAATCTAAATCATTTCATCTTGTGGTCTCTTGTTAACATTGTAGAGACCCTAACATAAAATGATTGCTCACATTTTTACGTTCCTCGGCATGTAAGCCCAAGCAATAAGGGCGAGTTTACGGCGCTTGGTGGGGTTCTGCTTGTATTGCTGCATATGCCGATAGATGAAATTGGATCTGGTTCTACGCCACGTAATTTGGCTACCTTGTGGATTGCGGTCAAGTATCGAAGCACCGTTCAATAGGTATTGACCAGTAAAGCCCGCCGATGTCCGGGCGACCTTGCTCACGCCTAGCGCTTGCATCTCTGGAATGTATTGGCGAACTTCGTCTGGCGTCATCAACGTGTAATCTCGGACTACCGACATTTTACAGTATCACCGCAATATCATTAAGACAAGTCGCACGGCTGATGGCTACGTATGCATAGCGTCGGTCTTGCTTCATGCGAGCCCATTCCCAGATAGTGTATGGTTGCCGTATCGTGTCGCCTTGGCTCTTGTAAAGGGTAATGCAGTAGCACGGAGTAAACACGTGAGCGAACCACTTGGGCGAAAACTCGAATGAGAGAGTAGAAGCGGTCTCTTCGAAATCAATCATTCTGGCTAGCGTGATGGTATTGTTCTGAACGTCCTTCACTATCCACTTGGAAGCGTTGGCCATCGACTTGACCGCTTCCGGAAGCGACCCAATCTTCTCGTTGCATTCCTCGTTGTTGAGTCGGATGAGTGGCATACCGATACTGAGCGAGAAGTTTTGTTTGTACTTACTGGGCTTGACGTTGGTAAAGTGGTGCGTCGTCGGTAGGTTGAGACTCTTCATTACTTGCTCGTTGACTTGGCGACGCTTGTGATTCGTGTCGCAAATGTTTACTTTTGTTATAAGCGCAGTTGTGGACGTGCGCACGTTGCTCGTGTTGCCTTGTCGGCATTCGTGGATAATACGCATCAACTCGGGATCGCACGTTCGATGGACTTGGGTAAGGCGCACGACGGTGGGGAACACTAAACGATAGATGTCCGAGTCGGGTCGGTTGGTCTTGTCGTTGACGGGCGGTAGTTGGTCAAAGTCTCCACACGATACGAGTATGTCGTGATTCGTCTCCTCGATGATTTCCCATAGATGGGTCGGTATCATACTTTGCTCGTCGACGATGGTAGCCATGCGAGACACAC